TGTTACCTACTGCCTTAGTGTCTAAGATAAAGCCAGAACGCTTCTGCTCACCACGACCTAATTTTGCGATACTGTCAGCATTCTTTTCGATTGCTTCAGCAAGAGTTGCATTGAACCCTTTTACTTGATTTTCACTCATTGTCTTACGATTGTTTTTTGCCTCTAATTTGTCAGCAGCATCTTTTACTACAGCAACTTGAGATTTTAATTCTTCTAATTCTGATTTTAAGCTGTCTACCGCTACTGCGTTATCAGCTTTTAATGTTTCGATAGCACCGTTTACTTCGGTTTTAACGCCTTCGAAAGCACTTTTGATTTCTTCTACCATTAGTTGAAAATTTTAAATGATTTTAAATAATTGTTCATCTCGATTTGCATGGAAATCATCGGGTCTTCCTCTTCTACCAATGCTATTACTTCAGGAGATACAAAATCTTCATCCATAGGTTTTTGCGGTTGTTCTTCAAGGTCGACTGACTCTTCATCTTCCATCTCAGCAAGATATTGTTGTAATTGCTTAAGTTTAAGTTCTAACAGCTCAAATGTTTCGTCTGTAAAATGACCGTTTCTTAAAGACTTGATAGTTTTACCCATCTCATCTACAAGAACAGACTTTACTTGACTCTTCACTCCTACTGTTGGTGTATTTGCGTTTGCGCCCCACAATACTGAACTACCCTCAAACAATTTAATTTCATTGATTTCGTTATAGCCTGACTTCGCTTGTGACTTGATAGTCTGAAATCCGATGCTATGTTCTGTGATATGACCTTCTTTATACAACTCATAAGTATCGTTACCTAATGTTGTATTAGGCATCTTTACTCTAGCCTTTAAGCCAAATCCATCTTCCATCATCTCGAATGGTTTAGCAATTGGCTTCTCAGTTGAGTGGTTAAATAAATGCCAGATTCTATTCTTGGCGTTAGGTCCGTTTTCTTTTAGGGTTTTAGTGAATGCACCTGGTACAATAACATCGCCATCGCTGTCGACATTACCAAATGCAGAATAGTAGACAGTGATAATTCTGCTACCGTCCTCCATATCTACTGGAGCACCACTTACCGCTTTTTTGTTATAAAAGTTACTCATATTTTTTTATTTAAGCTATATACACTGTGCAGCATCTACAGTTGCAGTTATTTACTGCTAACCCAGCCGCATCATGTGCGTATTGCATTTCTATTAGTCCATAGTCAGGAGTGTTTACTAGGAATGGTTGATTAACAGGGATTCTTACACCTTTGTTGTCAGGATTCGTTTGTCTATCTAAATCCCTGTGCCATAATCTTGGCTTACCACTCTTAGCTGGATATTCAGCAGCTATCCATTGTTTTAATACTGGAACACCTGCTAAATTCACCGCACCCATAGCACCTGTACTTAATGCCTGATGGCTTTCAGTCCTTGCTATAAGTAAACTCCTTGCGTTATTTATCTTCCCTTCTCTTAGAGTTTGTATTGCCAATGAATTAACTTCATTTTGTGACAATCCATTCTCACGACCATACTTTATAACATTCGCTAATATACGAGCTATTTCGTTTTCAGTAGTATTCTCTATGCCTTGCATTTTTAGTCCGCTAATGCCAACCCAATACGATAACATAAATACTAACCACTCATCCAAAATGTTTAAAGGGTCAAGGTCAATCTCTTCCGCTTTCTTATTCATTTCAAACATCTGCTGGTATCTCATGGCAGTATAACCACCAGTTGATTCATACAAAGTTCGTAAAATATTATTAATCTTATCGCCAGTAAAAAATCCTGCACGATTATTAGCCGCTTGTTCTACCCCTAATGCCTCAACCATTTGAGCAGCTTTATCGAAGTCAGCTTGTAAAGCCTCTTTTATTTTAGGCTGAAACTCTCTGATTGATTTCCTTGCAATCTTTTGTTGCAAAGCAAACTGCTGTGATGGGTAAAGTATTTTAGGCATCTATTTTTTAGCGTCTATAGCTTCAATCATTTTTCCTGCTGCTGCAAAAATTGAGTTCATATTGTTTTGAGCTGCATATTGTCTTATCGCTGCCAATCCTCTTCTGTCTACAGTTTTAAAGTCAGAAGTGTAAATGTAGCCGTAATGACCTTTAGTATCTTCATCAAGCTCAGGGTCTACTCCAAGAAACCATAGACAATATTTATCATATCCGTTTTCCTCTAAATACGCATTCTCCATTTCTGCTGTTGGTCTTACCCAACTATCAGGTGTAATTACATCTCCTGATGCTATAAGTTTATTTGCATGAGCAATACCTTTAGCATTCTTCTCAGTTAACCTTTTTAATTGTAAATGGTTGTTAAGTGTTTTTTCTAAGATGTCAAATGATTTCATAGTATTTATTTTGATGGATCGTAAGCCCAATTTTTTAATGATATATCTCTTTTAGAAGGACAGCCTTCTGCTGCTGGTTCGCCTTGTTCTGATCCTCTCATTCTACTAACAAAGCTTATAGTTCTGTTTGCATCTTCTGCATCCTTAGTAGTCCAATCTTCTTTCTTCTTAGACAATAGTCTTAGGTTTCTAGTGATAGGGCTTCTGTCAAGTGATGCTTTCTTAGAACACTCTGTATTTGACCAGGCTTCTAGTTCTGAGTAGCTCATGTTAGTAATTGACTTGTACTTTGCGTACACTTCATCTACTTGCTCGTTCTTACTCAAAAAAAAACCTTCACTTTTTACAGGTGGCAAATTATAGTCGCTTTGTTGTTGTGCATCTCTAGGGTCTTGTAACATAGTCAACTCATCTATAGGCAAGTAACCTGCTGGTATAAATATCTCATCCATTTCAGTTCCTTCCATAGTTTCATAACGCATAGCTGCTCTCTTCTCGTTTGGAGTAATCCACCAAGATTGAGAAAGGATAGCACTAAGCTCTTTCATGTCCTCTTGTAATTCAGGGAATACTGTCAAATCAAAATCAATATAATAACCTTGACCAATCTCTGTTGCAAAGAATCTATTGAATGCATCACGAAGAGCTACTAACTCAGGAAGGACTACTTGAGTCAACATTTCCTTTTTAGCTTCCTTCATGTTGTTGTAAGTCTTATTATCAGGATCGTTAAATAACGCAGAGTTAACTCCGTAAACATTACAAAGTTCTCTAAGTGTTACTTTTTCTGATTCTAACAACTGCAAGTCGATAGGACTTAAACCCATGTTAATCCAATTCAACTTCGCACCTGCAATCAAAATCTTACCAGCATTCTTTAAGATACCAGCTTGAGTTTTTGTTCCGTACTGATTGTAAAAATCTTCTTTAAGCTTTCCTGCTGCTTCTGGTCCGAAATCATTTGATTCATCCGCAGATAAGATACCTTTAGGTCCTTGATTCTGTAACATACCTACTGAAGTGTCCTTCGCATCATTAGAACGCTGAACAGTTCTGTAAGCAGCCTGTAAAGGCGACAAACCATATAGTTGATTACCGTTAGTGTCAAAGTAAGGGTTGAAGTATTTTAGATGGATTACGTCTTTCGCATCTAATTGATCCCATCCAACTAGCGTAAAAGAATAACCTTCAACCCCATTTATTGTACCATCAGAAATAATGGCAACGTATTGAGATGGGAGTGTAACAAGTTCAGCAACCTTACCAGACTCTAGTCTATTCGCCCAGATGTAAGTGTTACCAGTAATTAGTTTATAACCTACAGCACTCTCGATAAATTCAGAGAATGATTGATATTCATTTGGTTTTTCTAATAAATCGTTTAAAGGTGAATCAGCTATTTCAGCAACTGCTTTTACACGAACTAACTCAGCTTTAGCAATATCTGTTGTAGATGTTGCATTACTTAGCATTGACTTGTATCTTGCTAACTCTTTTTTGTTCTTTACTTGATAAACATAGAAAGGAACAGTAGAAACAGTTTTAGAGATACGTTTGATGATAGCATATACCTCACTATTGTTTTTATAGTCAAGTACAAATTTTTGCTGGTCTAATTCTGGATAAAGTGTTCTTCCGCCAATCAATCCACCGAAATCAGTAAAAGGATTGTTAAAAGTCACCTTTGGAGCTGCCTTCTGTTGAAAAGGGTTAGCTGCCTTTAGTATGTCCGTTAAATTCACGCTATATATTATTTTTACAAAAGTAACAAATTTTTATGCTATACAACCCACCCTCTTTTCGGTTTCGCATATTTTGTGTATATGGCATACCTCATTGCGTCCATTAAGTGATCTC